CGATAGTTGCAGTGCTCTCTCCGTAGAAGTTGTCGTAGACCGCCTTTTTAACCGTGGCCTCGTACTCATCGGGCAGGCTGTCCCTGCCGGCCAGCGTGACCTTTACGTATACATCGTACTCGTCAGGACGGTAGAAAGTTACATTTTCGACAGCCTTTGTCGCGCTGTCGGTAACTGATACCGTAGTGTTTCCGTTGTAGTCGCATCCGGCGGAGCATGAGTTGTAGATGGCTTCCGCGACATCCTCGTCAGTGCCGCCGACAACGGAGACGAAAACCGAATGCGCCTTGATGAAATAGCCGTCAACCTCGATGGGTACGTTAGTCTTGTTCTCGCGCACGATGCAACTGACCACGTTCGAGCAGTTGGCGACACGCGCGTAGACTGCCGCGATGGTGCCGCGGCTGTTGAGGCCGACGGACGCGTAGCGCCTTGCCTCAAACGCTCCCTGCGTCTCGGCGTTCTGCCCGACAGTCGCGGCGGACTTGTTGTTTGCGGTGTCCCAGCCTGCCACCATCGTGTTTATCCTGCTGAGCGTTCCGGCGGCGGCGGAGATAAGCCCTGCGGACTGGCACTCAAAGACGCACTCGCAGGTGCCGTCAGCGCCGATGGTCTGTGCTTCGGTGTTCTGCCAGACGGTATCATCGGCAGTGCTCATGACCTGCGCGGATACGGGTATGACCGTACCCGGCAGGCCTGTGCACTTTATAACCGCGGTTGACGGTATGGCGGGCTTGCGCTGCAGGAAGTAAATCTCGGCGAGCGCGTCCTGGAAAATGCCCGTTGCCTTGAGTGGGTTCAGCATGTTCGCGAGGTACAGCAGCTCGCTGTCCTTCTGGACTATCGATGCGGTCTGCGAGTCGACAAGCTGCCCCGCAGGAGTTTCAGGCTCGGTGTTTAACTCTGCGGTGCCGTCAGACTTGAAGGCCTGCTTCCACGCCTGAGCCACCGCCGCCCTGACTGCCGCCACATCATCGGCGGAAAATCCGGTCTGAGGATCAAATACTAATGCCATATGTCTCTCCGTCTTCCATTGTCAGCCTGATATCGCCCGTAAGCGTGCGGGGCGTGATAGCGTCTCCTGCCGGGCTTGATGTATCCTTGCGCACCAACTGGATATCCTTTACATCAGCGGCCTTTACGCCGTCAACGCCGAGCGCCGCCTGACGCACAACAGCCCGGAACACGCTCATGGACGGCTTGCGCCCCAGGGTGATGGCAAAATGCGGTATTCCGCGGTCAGGATCGTAATACGCGTCATCAGTAAACAGGCGTACCGCGTTGGATACATTCTGCGCCACTGCGTAATCGCCTGTCGTTACCGCGATGTTGCCTGACGCATCAAGCTGTATATCCCACTCCGCGTCAAGCAGCAGGCTATGCCCGTATGCCATATATCCTCCTATAGCGGCGCGCTGGTAGTGCCGCCACTGTCGCCTTTGTGAGTGTGAGAGAGATAAGACTTGCCGCCTGCGGACATATCGCCCGAAACGGTCAGGCTGCCGTTGATGATCACCTGCCCGGTTATCTCCACCTTCGGCGCCGTAACCTTTACCGCCTGCGAGGCTTTGATCTCTACCGCGCTGTCAGTCTCTATTTTACAGCCTTCCGGGGCATGGATAACGATAGTCTTATCCTGCTTTATCTCTATCCATACCTCCGGCGTCTTTGTATGGATAGCGCCTATCATCACGCTGTCGGACTGCGAAAACTGGCGGTATGAGCCTGCGGGCACCGGCTGAACAGTGCCCTGCTTTATGCCGCTTATATCCTGCTTGCAGCAGGTGAAAACGCCGATATCTCCGGGCACCGGTTCAATTATCAGAGCCGCTATCCCGGCCTGCGTCCTGCTGTACGGCAGTTTGGTCATGGAGGGCATGGGCAGGGATTTGCCTGACGCGTCAGCCTGGGCTGTCAGCTGGGTAGCCGAGACGGTGCCGGAGCCGCCCTCGGAGCCTTTGCCGGAGCAGGCGTCAATCCTTCCTATATATGCAGTCTGCACCTCATTCTGCAGCTTCTGCGACATGGCAAAATCAAGAGCGTTGTACGCCCCCGTATCAGTGTACGGGGTATTTAAGCCGCGTTTTGTGTAATCATCAATCTGTGCCATTATGAGTACTTCCCGTTCTTGCCCGGATCCTTGTTGGGATAATAGCCGGTTATCTGGCTCTCCCAGGAGCCGTCTCCCGGCATATTTGCCGATAGCTTGTGCGTCAGCTTGACTATTTTCCACGTGCCTGACGCCTTCGGCACGACAGTGTCAAGCTTTATAAGGCCGCCGAAGCGGAAATCAGGATTGAAAATCGCCTTGCACTCAATGCCGTTTTGCGTGATTGCGGGATATCCGAGCAGACCTGTAGTGGCGCTGAGCACTACCGTATTGCCCTCGCGTCCGGCGCCTGACTGCATGAGCACTGCGGAGCCGTCATCAAGTATCAGTTCCGCGCCTATCTGCGAGGCGCACGCCTGAGCCTGCTGTATCGGACTGCCCTGGAAAACGCAGTCGGAGATTTTAGCGCTTACGCCCTGATTTACAAACTTAAAGCCCGCTTTTTCGCATTGTCCCTTTATAAAAGCCGATGCGTCCTGCGAGCCATGTATGGCAGTAGGCCCCTGCGCTGTCATGCGCCCGAAATAGCCCACTGCCGCTTCAATCTTGAATTTAACGTCAGGAGACGCGTTAAAATCAGCGCCCGCCTTTGTAATAGTGCCGGAAAATACCTCACTGACGCCGCCCCAGTCCCCGGCGTAAATTGTGATCTGGTTGTTTTTAACGTACAAAGGATCAAAAGCGAGAGTGGTAAGCTGCTCCATATCCGAGAGCGGCAGGCCGGTAATCTCCGCGGATGCCTTGCCGCCTTCCGGCAGGGCTAACTTTTGGATCTGGCAGGTCATTGCCAAATCCGTTATTTCTTTCGTGTTGGAGCCGTCCTCAAATTCTCCTTTATACAGCTGGATGACCATTTTCAGGCGGCGTTCAAAGAAAGAGGTATTAAGATCCGCCATTCTGAGCCTCCCAAAGCGCTTTCATCTCCGCGAGTTCGTCATCAGGGAACCAGTATAATTTATACCTTGTTCCCCATCCCTCAAAAGCCGGAGACTCCTGGGAGCCTGCAGTGGCCGCGGCGTCATCTATAACATAAAACTGCCCGGAAAAGCCCCTGACCGTGTTAGGAATTATCGGCGTTGTCGGCTGGCAGAGAGCGCCTTTCAGGATCTTTGTGCGCCTGACGGTCAGATCCATATACATAAATCCCGCACGCTCAAAGACTCTTATGGTGCACGCCTGCCCGCCGAGGTCAATCTGCAGCTCCTGGTCAGGATAGGGCGTCAGAGGTATTTCAATCATATATCACCCGAAAATCATATTAGCAAATGACTGAGGCCCGTTTTCTTTCTTGCCTGACGCTTTTGTCTCCTGAGCCTGCTGCCTGCCGCGCGGCTGAGTTTTCGGTACCTTTGTATTGGTATACTGGCTTTCAACCTGCCGCACTTCCTCAAAGCCTATATCGCAGTAAACGATGTCAAGCCCGTCTTCAACCTTGCGGCTATACTGAAACTTGACGATATTAAAATCCGAGTAGACATTGTCAGGCGTGATAATGGTTATCAGGTCAGTACCCTCGGATATGACCTCGAGCCTTGTCAGGGCGCTCATAATCTCGTCATGCGTGCCCTTGATGGCTACCTGCAGGCCGATAGTAACCGGGTTTGTAGTCTTATTGTATGAGACAAAGGAGCCGTTTTCCACCGGAGACTGCGTGATCTTGTACTCCCCGGTGATATCCATGTTCATGAAATTTGTGAAGTCTATCGCATCTGAAAGATCCTCGGACAGGCAGATTGACCAGCCGGACTCCTCCGGCGCGAAAAAGCCATCGTATGAGGCCATGTTGGTCTGATACTGGCCTATAGCGCCGCCGATTTCTGATAGCATGGCTTCTCCTCCTTATCCCATTACAGGCGATGCGGCGCCCTGGGCAAAGACGCCCGTAACGCCGTCTTTAATCTGCCCTACGGTTTTTGTGTCCGCATTGCCGTTGACGGTTATATTGACTTCCTGTCGGCGGTTGTCGTTGTTGATGGTAGATTTCTGAGTCGTATTGCGCACGTTGGATACACTGCCAGAGTTTACAGGCGCCGCTTTCACCCCGGCGGCCTTCTGCATTCCGACGCTGAATGCGGTCATCTGCTCCTGCAGAGCCTTGACTTTATCGGCAGTCTTGAGCGTGCCTTTTGTTACATTGCGCTCTCCGGGCCTGTGCGCGGGATGCTGCATCAGGTAATCATCCGTATCGTAGGAGCCGGTCTTTGACTTTTTTGTCTCAGTGATGATCTCTTTCTGCCGCTTCATCTCTTCGGGCGTCATCAGGCCGGAAGGCGTCTCGGGCGTATGAGTCAGGCCGAGTGCGTCAGTTACCGATGATATGCCGCTCTTGATTTTGCCGAGCGCTCTATCAAAAATTCCGGTGATTTTGCCCCAAAGCGCGCTAAACCACTGCGTCAGCCCGGAGAAGGCGTCCTCGATATCATCAACAAGCGCCGAGGCGCCTTCTTTCATGCCCTGCCACGTGCCTGATACAAAATCGCTTACAGCGGCAAAGGCGGCGCCGATAGCATTTCCGGCGGCGGCCATCTTTTCAGACGCGACATCATGGAATGCGGACAGGATATTGCCCATCAGCCCGAAAGCATGAGAAGTGCGATTTACAAGCCCATCCCACGCGTCTCCGGCGTCGGTCACAAGCGCGTGCGCGCCGTCATCAATAGACTGAAAAAGGTCTGCAGTCCAGTCTACCGCCTTCTGCCACGCGTTTTCTACAGTCTCAAGAAGCGCCGCAATCCCCTCACAGACGCCATCCCAGTTTTTGTACAGCATCCAGCCTGCTGCTATCAGCAGGCCAATAGCGAGGACAATAGGATTCGCCAGGATTGAGAGCGACAGGGCGTTCCATGCTTTCTGCACTATCATCAGGACAGATGCGACAGCGCGCATAGCGACAAACGCGGCTGTAACCTTGCCTATCGTCTTTAATAATTCAACGCCGGAGGTTTTGAGCCAGTTTATGGCCTTTGTAAGCGTCTCAGTGTCGCCTTTCGTAAGGCCGAGCCACTTCCAGAACGCGTCAAACTCACTCCTGCCGCCCTTGAGGTAGACAACAAGATCATCTATCGCGAGGGCTAAGGCGACAACTAGGAGCGCCACCCACGTGAGCGGATTTCTGAGGAGTGCCGCCGTAAACTTGACTACCGCAGGGATAAGTGCCAGCGTGATGGTAGACGCAAGAATGGTCAGAAACCTGATGATATTGCTCGAGTTATGGCTTATCCAGTCGGTAAACCGATTTAGCTTATCAAGCAGGTCTTTGACAAAAGGCATCAGCGTGCGCATAAGCTTCGCGCTGAAATCTGACATAGCTATCTGAAACTTTACAAACGCCTCGCGCCCGCGTTTGTAAAGTTCGATATCTTCTTTTGTAACTCTCTGCAGCTGAGCCTTTTTCAGCCGCTCTTCCTCAAGCTTCTTGTTGTACGCCCCGGTCTGCTCCGCCACCTGCGCGATATCGGAGATATAGCCCTGTACCATCTTGCCAACGGAAAAGGCCGCAAGAAGCGGCCCTGCTACCTGCATGGCAATACTGCGCGCAACGCCGCCGGCCTTGTGCTTTAACTCGTTAAGCTTCGCGTCGGTTCTATCCACGCTGTGATTGACACGATCCAGCCCCTGTTCGGCGCCTCTCGGATCAATGCCCAGCGCGATTAAAAGCTTGTCAACAAATACTGCCATGCTGTGCTTCCCTCTCTGCGGCCTTGTTGATTGCCCATTGGTTATAGCTGTCTACCCGGATGCATTCAAGCATCATAAACACATCCTCGTAGTCATAAACCGTTTGCAATTCCGCCAAAGTCGCATAATGATTGATGATTAATGGGCTTATGAGCGGGGATATATTTTCGGTTTCTGCGGCTCTGAACCCTCTCGGGGCTGGTGGGCTGTAGAGCTCGAGGCCGCGCCAGGTACGAAAAAATCCAGGTGCAGCTTCACTATCTCCTTCTGCAGGTTGAAAAGCGTGCGCACATCCTCAATCTTCGCGTCAATCACATCGGGCGTGAGCGCAAAGTAAGCGTTCCCTACTTTCTGCTCAACGCAGGTGTAAAGCTCGTCAATCAGCGGCTGAATGACCTCATCATAGTCTTTGGTAACAGTACCGAGTTTGCTGAGGCCGCCACTAAGCAGAAAGTCCGCTATAGCCTTCTGCGCGTCAACGCCGTCTGCTACATCGGCGCTGAAAACGCCGGTAGCGCTGAGCGCCCCGGCAAGCTTTATAATCCAGCGCTCAGCCTTTGTCGCGGGCATTTCCCTGATGCGGAATGTCAGTTCATTTCCGCGGTCGTTGAGCGTTACGGTGATTTCTTTTCTCATGCGTTAAACTCCGGCGTTGAAGCCTGCAGTGTAGTAATCCTGGAAAACAAACTTCCATGAAGTCGGATCAAGCGTCTTTTTGGGTGCTGTTACGGGGTTGCCGTTGGTGAGCACTCCATTGCGCCAGAAATGTACCTGCTTAATGCTCGGGATGGTAAGTGTTACCGAGCACTTATAAGTCGTCTTATTGGTCTTCATGGCCATCAGCAGAGACTGCATGACGGTCAGAGACGGTGAAGACGCCTCAAGAGTGATAGTAAGACTAAACGGATTAGGTACGTAGCCTGCGGCAAGGCCGCCGTCTACGCCCATGCGCGCCTGGGCGATTTCCATGTCGTCCGAGGAGAGCATCTGATCCGTCGCGAAGTTGGTAAGCTGTACGCCTACCGGGTAAAGTTCCTCAACTCCGAGCACCAGCACGGAGTTTGCGGAAGTGATGTTGCCTAAAGCCTGAGTCATGATATTTGCCCTCCTATCAGACTACCGCGGTAGACGGCAGGTTAATCTTATGGACACTGCCCGCGTACGTGTACCAGAAGTTGCAGGAAGGTGAAGTCCTGCTCTGCCTGATGGTCGCGTCGGCGTCAAGGATCTGCAGCACATAGCCGTTGTTGTAAAGTTCGGTCGAGATATCCTCTCCGGCCTCGTTGATTAACTCGTTAATCTGCGTCTGCGAGATGTTCACATTGCGGTCGATTACGCCGTTGTTAAGGGCGCGGTCGATAACATCGGCGCACCAGGCGCGGATACGCGAGTAGCCGATGGTGTTGTAAGGCACGCGGCCTGCCATCTCCATGCCTGCAAGGATCTGAACCTGCAGGGAGTTATTGAGCCAGCAGCTGTTGATGTACGCGTCAATCCACTTCCACGCGCCGAAAGTCTGCCCCGGCTGGAAGAGGATGAAATTGTCATTGCGCGATGCGTAATCGCCCATGAAGTTAACGCCGTTATTGGTCAGGTTAGCGGCCTCGGCCTTTACCGCGACATTGGCGGCAAGCCCTGACTGAGCCTTGTAGGCGAGGGTGATAGCGCCGTTAGTCCTATCCCAGTCAATAGACGCGATAGCGCCCATGAGGAAGGCGGCATATTCTACAGCGCCATATACGCCTGCGGTGCCGATATATTCAGCGTCCTTAAACGCGGCGGCGGCAGTACCCGATGCGTCTTCGGTCCTAAGGGCGTTATCGGTGCTCCACCATACGTAGAGGAACTGATTGCTCTCGTTATACTGCGCATTGCTCCATGATGCGAGAAGCACCGCGTCATCCTTTGATACCTCGTCGATGGTCGAATAGGTTACAAAGTTCTGCGTGCTCTCGGTCACGTGATTGAGGACGGCGGTGTAGGTCTCTCCCAGGGCTGAAAGCGATGAAGCGGCGGCGGACGCGGAGTCAAGCCCCATAGCGGTCGCAAGCGATCCGGTAATAGAGATTGACAGGCCTGCCGCAAGGTCTGCCGCCGGAGCGGTCAGGAAGAAGCAGGAAAGAGCCGCATCCCATCTGCATGTCGCAGGAACATCGGTCTTTTCAAGAGCCGTAGTGATATATTCAGCCGCCGCGGAGGGGGAAGTAATCGCAGTGGTAGCAACCTCCTCTACAGTCGTGGTCTTTGTGCCGTAGGAAACAGTCAGAGAGCCGCCGTTCGCGCCCTGGATGGCCGCGATCATGCCGTCAATCCCGGAGGCCTTAAAGGTCTTTCCGCGGATGAAGGCCGGGGCGCTCGCGGTGTTGGCTCTCCAAAAATACAGCGCCGTAGGCTTGATGAAGCTGTTGTTATAGCCGTTGAAATACACACGCGCCGCCCTGTACTCGGCAGAAGAAGCGCCGAAGTAGTCAGAGACGGATGATGCGTCACGGAAAGTTACAAGCGTGTTTGTCGGGATAACAGCATTGGTGTCAAGAAAAAGCCCGTTGAAGGCCAAATCCCGACCTGTGCCCGCGAGGACACGCGGCTGTACCCGTACTAACTCACTGGCGGGAATTGCCATATTTAATCCTCCTTCTTGAGGTTTTGGGTTACTACATCAACATCGCCGGTCAGGATTGTGCCCGGCGTACCTAGATTGGAGCCGTCTACAGCCATAGGCCTGACGGCTATCTTTGTGAAATAGTCAGACTCATAGGCAGCGTGAGCCTTCATGCCTAAATGGATCCGGAGCATGTACCGGGATGTATAGGTCTTTGTCTCATCAAAGCCTGATAAATTCTGTACATCCTCGGCGTAAAGGCAGGTTAGATCGCCTTTTGACTCATGCTCGTAAAACTCCGTGCCGATATTTGAGCCTGCCGCCAGCTGTAAGGCCTGCGCCCTTTCAAGCGTCACCTGCGGCTGAGTAAAAGGCTCGGCAGAGCACATATCAACCTGGATAATGTACTCTATAACGGCCTTGATATGCTGCTCAAAAGGCTCCGGATCTGACTTAAGGACATTTGTCCAATAGTGCCAGCCGGTGCCGTGCTTAATGGAGTTTAAGAGAGTGATAACGCAGAATTCGTGCGTGCCTTCCGGCAGAGTTGCCATGTTTTGGAAGCCCTGCACGATATGGTCATCGGGATAGGCGGGCATGTCAAAGCCTTTTGCGAAAGACTTCACAAAGTCATAAGTGATGGCAAGGACATCAATCATCAATCTCCTCCATCAGGGATTTAACCTGCTCCGGCACGTCAACCTGCTGAGATGCCAAAACAAGCACCCAGCCGTCAGTGGTATAATCTTCTGATACATTATACACTTTCCAGTATGTGCCGTCATTGCGGCGCATAAAATCACCTGATTTCCCGAGCGGCCTGATGATGCCTGACGGCGCGTGTCCCGTCTTTGTCTCTGCATACAGATAAAACTTCCTGTCTCTCTCTGTGCGCTGAGTGTCATTCACGACCGTCAGGTCATCGCCGGAAAGCGTCTGCACCTGGGCGCGCACCTTCTCCGGCTCGGCGTAAACCGCGGTTATGCGGCCTTTGACGTTAGTCTGCCCGATGTTCTGTATGAGCCACACATCCTCATCAGGATTGACGATGTTGATGGCGCCGCGGACTAGATCATGGAGATTTAGCGGCATATGCTGTACTCCTTCCGCAAGGCGCTGAAAAACGTCTTACATCCGCGGCCTGCAAAAAACGCATCAAGGAACGCGCCGCCGCGCTTATGCCAGAAAGCGGACATCTGAGCGGACATCTTGCCGGGCTTCCTGTCCTCTCCCAGCACCTGCTTGAAAATCTCTTTCGGCGGCACGTGCTCAACAGCACCGAATATATCATCAGTCCTTTGCCCTTCCGCATACATGGCCTCGGCAAGGGCTGAAAGCTTGTCGCCTATCGCAGAGCCGCTCCTCATGTTTTTCGCGTACATTTTGACGATAGCGCGCGCGAGGTCATCTTTCTCGTCAGAGTTGAACATATCCATCTGCCCCGACACATCCTCAAGGCTCATGCCCGTGCGCTTTGCCTGTACTACCTTTTCGGTAGCCATGCCGATGATATCCCGGATATCATAGCCGTCGGGTGCGTCTCCTAAATTTACCATCTTCGGCGCCGCCTTCTCGAGCCCGTTGATGATAGTCTTGCACTGCGGATCCAGTGCCTGCCCGTACATTTCGGTCAGGTAGTCATTGTCATACGCCTTGGAAAAGATAGCCGCCTGGAAGCGCTCCATAGCCTGTTTTGTCGGCTCGCCGTTCTTGCCCAGCATCTGGCCTCTTTCCGCTACAGGCTGCTCGGCTATCCACTGCTTAAGGCTCTTGATTGTCGGCGTGCCGTCGTCATAAGTCTCTATGTCTTTCAGGTTTATGCGCTGCCTGTCGTTCTTTGCCTGCTCTACAGCTGTCATGCTGAGGCCGCCCTGCTTGTTAGTGCGGTCTCCGATATCGGGCGTTACATCAGACGCCTGCATGACGCGGACAAGGACAGGATTTTTCATACCCTTCACGGTCTCAGGATCTATACCCGACGCCGCCGCGTCGTCTATCATCTCCTGTCGGTACTCGTCAGCCGTACCGCGGTTATATCCTTCGGTTATGCCTGCCATGCGCCCGTTGCCCGCGACGGCGCGCATCCTTGAGGCGTCGTCTGACTCATAATCGGGATTTCTGTTGCCCTGGGCGTCGTTTGACGTGAGTACGTCAGACGCCTCGACAACGGCATACTGCATTTTGTAGCGGTTGCCGTCGGAGTCAACGACGGTTACAGGATTGCCGAGGTGCTTATCATCTACAGAGCCGTAAGCGACAACCGGCGCGCCGTTGGCAAGGTCATGAGACGGCCCCATGCGCATATAGTCAGGTTTTGAAGCGATAGAGTTAATCTGCTGTATTGAGCCGCTGTTTGAGCGGTCCCGGTTCTGTATGATGTTCTTTTTATCGATCTTATCGGGGTGCGAGAGGTCAATCTTCGCGCGCGAGGCCGCAGGCCTGCCGCTGCCTGACGCTTTTGCGGCAGGCTTTGACTTCATCTCAGACAGCTTTTTGCCTTTGAATTTTCCGCCGGCGCCTCCGAGGATAGTGCCCGTCTCACCGTCTATCAGGAGCGGGCGCCCTTTAATCGGATCACCTTTGGCGTTCGCGCCGGTGCCGTTCGGGTGTACCGTGATCCACTTCGCCTCATCCATCGCGGCGGTTATGCCTGTCGCATACGCGATGCCGAGGCCGAAGGCATTGCCGAGGCGGCGCGCTTTTGAAGGCATGGTCATGATGCGTCTCCCGGAGTGAATGTTCCGAATGTATTCGCCATGAAGTTTCTATGTCTGCGCTTCTGTTCCCGTTCCCAGGCTAAGCTTGTTATCTCGTTCTCACTCCTGCCTGTTGTTGCGTGGGTAAAGTTAGGATGATCAGTAGTCTTCTTCAGTGCGGCTCTTTCTTTGATTGCCGAGCCTAAATCATCATTCAGTTTGGCATAATCAGAGCGTAATTTTGCTATCTGAGAGAGAGCCT